ATTATACAGGTATCCCTGCGTCGCTAAGGGATTCAATGCTGTGGAAACTGGGGAGATCATAGCCAAGAAGTGGCAGATGTTTAAGCACCCAGTATGTGTTGGACTTGATGCCAAACGATTCGACCAACACATCTCCATGCCAGCGTTGAAATTCACCCATGGCATCTATCGCAAGTTCATTAAGAATGCTGAATTCTCCAACTTGCTCGATAAGATGTTAATAAACCATGGGGTGGGCACTGCCAAGGATGGTAGGGTCAAGTACAAGGTTAGGGGCTGTCGCATGAGTGGCGATATGGATACGGCCCTTGGGAATTGCACCATCATGGTGTTGATGACCCGCAACTTGTGCTTAAAACTCAACATCCCACATGAGCTTATGAACAATGGAGACGACTGCATTGTAATGTTTGACCAGCAGTATCTTCAGGTGTTCAACTCTGCAGTAAAGCCCTACTTCAAGTCCCTGGGTTTCAATATCAAAGTGGAGGAGCCCAGGTACACCCTTGAGCGAGTTGAATTTTGCCAGACCCACCCGGTATACGATGGGGAAAAGTGGCGCATGGTGAGGCTGCTAACAGCTATAGCCAAAGACTGTGCCACCGTCATCAACTGGGAGCAATTGACAGCGTGGTGGGCCGCTATAGGCAAGTGCGGATTGGCAGTCCTTTCTGGAATGCCGATTTACACCAATTTCTACCGCTGGTTGATTCGCATTGGCAAAGTAGGGGGCGTGGAGAGGCATCCTGTGTGGAAAAATGAAGGGTTGCGTTGGTACACAATGGGGCTTGATTTGTCCGGACAACAGGTGATCACCGATGAGGCGAGGTTAAGTTTTGCCGCCGCCTTTGGGGTCACCCCACAGATGCAAGAAGCCCTGGAGGGGATATATGATGAATTGGGTGAGCCCGGTGTCATGGCCATGAACCCAAACATCTTCGAGAGTGCGGTTGTAGAAATACCGGACCGTATCTCTTGTGAGTACTTCCACCCTGACATAATAGATGCCCTTAGTCTCCAAGACTACCATGCCACGATGTCTGTCAGCAACATCACTGCTGACCTGCTATGCGCTGCGACAGCATAAGTCAGCGCTTAAGGGATGCCGGGGCACTCGCCCTTCCATGGATTGACATGGAGAGTCCACGGACCATAAAAAAAAAACTTTAGAGGGTGGCTCCCTTCTGAATATTAGCCCTGGTGAAATCCTACCAGCTTTGCGTCCCAGTCCCCCGTAGCCTTACCCCGAGTAGCCTAGGACAATGCTCGGAGGGTAACCTATGGCAAGTGTTGTAAATGTCAACCTCAATAGTAAGAGCGGACTGCAAACAAGAACTACTGGACGCCCTCTACGGGGAGGTAACTACGAAAGAACTCCAGGAAAGCAATCTAGGAGTTCTCACCCCCGTCAGAGGAAGTGCGCGGGTAACACTCACCCCGCTGCTACCCCCAGACACTCAAAGCCGGCTGTCCAAGGTACTAAGGAAGTACCGCCCCACTCGCCACACAGGCGGAATGTTGTTCATAGAGAGGGTGGTTATTGTTTTGACGCCCCACGTGCCGGACGATTATCCCGGCGCGGTGGAGGTTTACATTCACGACAACCTACTCCCCAATCTCAACTCAATGGGCGAGAGGGTGAGAGTAGAGCTCAATGGAGGGCCGAAGTTGATGGCCTTTTATCCCCACTACTCGATACCATTGTCGGACATGGTTGGAATCCGACCAAGGTCTTTCTGCGTGGTATCCAGCTTGGTCGAGTCTACACTCGGAACAAGCGGGGCGAGCCTATTCTCAATGTATCTGATGTGGCACCCAAACGTGGAGAGCAGGTCTCACAACTACCTGCCACAAAGCCCCAGATTACACCCAGTCTGCCGACACAGGGTCCAGCAAACGCTACACCTATTGGACCACCGGCAGAAGTACCTCAGCGGCGCGATGTCGAACAGGTTTGCACTACCTGTGATGGGAACAAATACTAGTGCAACTGAGGAGGATGGTGTGGAAACCGACCACGCCATTGAGGTCTCCGGATCAAACGGTCTCGGCAAGAGCTAGCCCGAGTAACTGAGGGCGGGAGAAGGCACACTCCCGGTTAGCACCCGGTGTGGAAGTAAATGTCCACCAAGGTCCCGCACGCCTGCCTTCTACGTCAG